AATTGGCGTTTTAACTCTTGATACATAATATTGCGAAGGTGTTCCTACAGAATATTTATTAGGTAAAGCTGAATAAGCTGATCTATCAATTTTAGTTAAAGATACATCTGCAGTTGTGCTTGTATTTGATGCTGTTGAAGTTGATGATATAAACGCTTCTAATACATCACTAACATCTGAATTAACTGTGTAAGCAGCTTGTCCTGATACTAAAGCTACTTCATCTAATTCTACTTTCCATAAGTGCACACCTCTGTTTCCCCAATCAGAAAATAAAAGATTTAAACTTCTTCTAGCAGTTTTTAAATCATAACCACTATTAGTTCTAATTCCGCATCTTTCGTATGCTTCTTCAACAATTTCATCTATATTAAGATCAAATGATGTAGTTCCTGACGTAGCCATTAAATAATATCCTTGTAGTAATCTTTCATTCCTTTAGTGCCTGTATGGTATTCGTGCCTCATCTCAAATTCTTTATTTGTTTCGCTAGGTTGTCTAATAGCTTTACCTGTGTAAGCTTTAACCATTTTTTTCTTAATAGGTACACAATTAGGCACTTTTCGACCGTTCTTCATTTTCATGCCAACCATTTCGTACCCTTCCCAACAAGGTCCTTTTTTAGCCATTAAATCCCTTCCGCTAGAAATACTTTAGTCTTCTTGCAAGAACATTGCTTAATACCAAATATTTTACTAACTATTTTTCTTATCCAATACATCATAATCTTTAGCGGCCGCTTTGAGAGAAATATTCTCCTTTTTGCGGTTGTACAACTTCTTTGATTGTACCACTTTGGCCTTATACTTTCTAGACCTTAGATCTTTTGCTATTTGATTTCTTTTTGGCATGAGCAGAATCTTTCATTAATCTGCCGTTAGGCATATAGTGATAGCCTTTAGGTGCTTTTTTCTTTCTAGCCCCTCTAAGTTGGCCTTCAACTTGTTTAGTCATTTGTCCTCTAGTTATTGCCATGGTTTGTATTTAGTTTTACCCTCTTCTCGATAAGCAATCAAGGATTCTTTTTTGTTTAAATCTGTTGAATAACTGCAATGGACCCACCCTGATGATGGTTCACCTTCTTTGTAGAATTCAAGAATTAATTGATTCCAAATAAGGTTATCCCTAATCCATTGTGCTAATTCTTTATTATCTATTCCTGGGATTTCAAAGTCAGCTGCTGCTGATTTATTATCTGCACAATGTTCGCTGGTAATTTTTGATCCTATCTCTATGCACAGCTGAGCACAACGGAATCCCGAACTTATGATTAGAGGCCTGTCGAAATGACTACGGATCGGTTGTAAAATATTTACGGCCAATGCTTTTAAATTTTCTATTTGCATTGGTGATGGATTATTATTAATGCCTTTTCGTTCGGCAACCTGTGACTTTATAAGCTCATCTAAGCTTATGTTAGCTGTAAGTTTCATAAATCAATAGGGCAAGTATATCACACACTTGCCCTATCGTTAAAGGTTATTTAATTTTTATATCTAAAGGTTTAATTTCTTCAGGTTCATTAACACCTAATTTGATTGTTAATACACCATCTTCCATTTTAGCATCATTAACAACTGCTTTATCGTGCAAAGCAAATTGTTTGAAAAATTTTCTAGCTGCTAACCCTTTTTCTAGGTATTCTTTTTCAGAATCATCAACTTGTCCTGAAACAGTCAATACACCATCTTTGTATTGAACTTTAACATTCTTCTTATTGAAGCCTGCTAGTCCTAACTCAATGCCATATTCACCTTTGCCATATTTTACAACATTGTAAAATGGAAAAGATTTAAATGCAGAACCCATAGACATATTGCTGAATACGTTATCAAAAACATCTCCAAACATTTTGTCTGAATTGTCCCAAACGTCTTTATTGAATTTATTGATTAAATCTAATGCTGTCATATTATCCTCCTTATGTTAAGCAAGTTTAATAGGCCACAATATTGTGCACCTGCAACATTATATAATTATTAATGGCTATATTTCAAGAGACCACCTGAAATATCTACAAGACCTGTTTCTCTATTTAAAAACTTATATTCTATTTTAGTAATATCAAAATCTTTTTTAATTTTTTTACAAATATCTTCTGCATCAAATTCACCACATGAATATACATCGAATTGCATTAAGGCAGGATGTGGTTCGTCCCAAACGTGCATGACTATATGAGAAGTTTCAATAATAGCCGCACCTGTGATTCCGCGGTTTCCTGGAACGTTATGATACTTAACATAAGGTCCCATTAATACTTTCATATTAATAGCATCAATAAAATCTTTTAACCAGTTTGATAAAATTTCTTCGTCTACAGGTGGTTTAACAGCTTCTGCTCTAATGATTAAATGTTTGTGAACTAAAAGGCTATTTTTCATTATGTAAATTTACAGTAAAGAAACCCTTTAGTCTATACTTGTCCCCATTTTTAGTACATTGAGTTAAAGAAAGCCAAACGAGTGTCAGCATTAAAAAAATAATCCAATACTTCATTTCTTCATTATTAGTTTTTTTATCGTCTTGCTTCCATCAAGATTGATTTCAATCTCTGCTTCTGTCTCTATGCACTGAATGCTTTTATTAGTCATACTCATATTACGAGTTAATAATCTCTTATGTTTTAAACATTCAGATAATGAATCTTGTATCCTGTTCTCCATCAACTTATCATTAACAAAGAACATTAATACTACTACTGTTTCTATCATACGAATCTCCCTTTGTTTGGGCCTTTTTTAATCATATATTTAGATGTGCCATTAGCACCTATCTCTACTTCCTTACGAAGCATTTGAAAAAATTCTTTTTGTTTATTAGACTCCATTTTCTCTTGTGCATATTGAGTCATTTTAAATTTATTTATTTTATCTCTATCAGCCATTACATTCTCCAATATTCAGTTACTTGTTTCCATTCACATTCTGCATCTTCGCAAGTATAATCATACTCTTGAAAGGTACCTGCATTAATGCCCGTTTCCATTCCCATTACTAAATTGAATATCTCTTGTTGCGTCTTTAAGCTTTTCAACATCTTTTTTAAGTTTATCTATTTCAAGCATAGATTGCTGAAGCATAACTTTAACATGTATGTTATCATCTAATAACTTTTGTTGTTTTTCAGTATCTTCAGCCAATGCCTCTAAAAGAAAAAATTGTTCCTTATCAACAGGTACTTGATCTGCCTTTTTTAATAAATCTGCTTCCATTAACTGAAGTCTTGTCTCTAATGTATTAATAGTATTAGTCATACCAATATACATATACACAGCAAAACCTGCTGCAGCTATTAGTGAACCAATAGTTTTAATGTCTGTTTTCACAGACGTGTCTTCAGTTATCTTGGACATTATTTATAGAAGCCTTTAAAAACCCAATCTATAAACTTCTGCCACTGTTTTTTAATCCAGCCCATAGTGTCCTCCACATTAATTTTAACATGTAGACAATTTGTGCAATCGCAGCCATAACCAATACAAGTAGCAGAGTTAGGGTATTTACCCTTTCCCTTACAATGACAAGGATGTCCACAAACGCAATTTATCATCTACATCTCCATCGTCTTCTTGCTTGTCTTAGTCTAGAATTTGGGTCTCTTGCAGCTTTTGGAAACATTTTCATTTGGCCAGCACTTCTAGCACAAAATGATTTACGTCTCGCTGCTCTTTTTTTACCAGGATTCTTTTCCGTAACAGCAGTGCTTAACTTAGAACCAGGGTTCATTCTTCTGTAAGCTTTAACCCCAGCTTGAGTCATTCCCGCTCCACTTTTTGTGGAACGGAAATTCTTTTTATTTCTAGGAGGCATGCCTCCTTTAGAAAAACCTAGTATGTCAGCATAATACTCATTCATGAGTATTATCCATTCTGTCCTACTAATTCAGGTCCACTGTATTTATCTGTAAGTACAGTTACAGCTGCAACGTTAGTCATAGTAGAAATAAATATTCCTTGTGGGAATAAGATTCCATCTTCAGGTAATGAGAAGTTAACAACATCTCCAGCAGGTACATCTACGGTAAGTAAATTTGCTCCTGTTTTAGAAGTTGTAGTCATAACTACAAGACCTGAACTTCCACTAGCATTGGCAGCAATAATACCTTTAAGTCTAATAGGTTGTGCAACTACAGCATTTGTAGATGCTTGTGTTGCTCTTGTTGCTTGTATGTCAGCTTTAAAGCCCATTTTGTTTTCTCCTTAGTTAGTGGCTCCCGAAGGAGCCACTATTTATTTATTACGTATCACTAAAAGGTGTTGCTAAAGATCCTGAACCAAGTAATAGTGTGTTGTGCACTAAATACTGAGCAGATTCTAAAGCTGTAACCTGTACTACTGAACCAACGATTCCGCCAGTTGTAGTTCCGTTCATTGATAAAACATCGTTTGATGCTCCTGGAAAGAAACTTGAAATTGTTCCTCCACTTGAACCAATCATTGCTGCACCAGTGAACTTGTCAGTTCCATCTGTAACGATTTGTACATCAGTAGCTAATGTATCTACATAAAAGTAGAAAGTAGCACCAACATTATTTTTATTATTGTAGTCTTGTGGACCAGCAACTGCAGCGTCAGCAGTAGTTATAATTGATGGTAAAGTAAAAATACCATCAGCATCTTGCGTAAGCAAAATTCTTCCTGCGTGATCAGCAACAGTTAATGTTGTATTAGCTGTTAATGCTATAGTTGCTCCAGGACCTGTTGTTTGAAAGCCATTTTTAGAAATGACTGGTCCTGAAAAGGTTGTGTTTGCCATATTGTTCTCCTGTATAGCGGTTAAATCTTGCAGTCTCTATACCGTCTGCCTAGCCAGTCTGCAAAATTGTTTTCTAGGTATTTAGATTATACATAAAAAAAGGGCGGCCATAAAGACCGCCCTTAAATTTAATACTTATAAGTTAGTATTATGAAGTTGGTAAGTTACCGTTACCAAATATACATCTAGGGTCAGACCAACCGAAGCTGTATCTTTCTCTAGCTTTAAATCTAACGTTACCAGTATCGAAGTCACCTTCCATTGCTGTCTTGATTGGTGATCTAACGAACATTTTTAGTCCATTAGGAATGTCAGTCAAGATAAAGAATGAGTCCGTGTCAGATAAGAAGTTGTTAACTCTGTATCCTTGTGGAAGCATTCCCATAGAAACAATAGCATTGATGTCATTGTCAGCAGTGCCAACTCTTTGAGGTGTTTTCATCAATCTCTCAGCTGTAAATTGTAATTCTTTTGGAATTATCATTTTAACGCCTTGAGCAGCGATTTTTAAACCTCTTTCATCAACGAATCCTGCGATGTCGATCAATGATTGTTCTAACGAAGTTTCGTTAAGGTCTGCAGCAGTAGCTAGAACGTTTGAGAACGTTCCACCTGTTGCAAGTGGGTGAGCGTTTCCGATTAAAGATTCACCGTCTCCACCTGTAGCATTTGCTACTTGAGCGTTATTTAAAACGTTCGCAGCTTTAACTTGCTTCGTGTTTGCCATAGATCTTGCTAGTGCTCTAGTGTATCTAGCAGCAAGTCTATCGTATAGGTTGTCTTCGATTGCTTCCTCAGTGATTGAGAATGCTAACGCGATTGTTTCGTGGTTGTATCTAGCTGTGAAAGTTTCACCTGCTTGATCAAACACTACTCCAGCACCTTCTTGTTTAACTGGTGCAGAAGCAAAACCGCTTAACATTACTTCCTCTTCGAAAGCTCTGTCAGATGTTTCAGTAGTATAAATTTCAGCATGCTGATTTTCATATCTACTATATTCCAGGCCGAATAAAGCATTCAAACCTGGCTCTAGTTCTTTAACTAGTTGTGATCGTGATATTGCCATAGTCTATTCTCCTTATGCTAAGCCTGTACCACTTCTGTAGAAGTGATTGTTGATTCTGACAAGTATGTTCGCATTTGCACTTGTAGTATCAGAGTTATCTGGGTCTTGCGAAATATCAATCGCTTGAATCACGAATGTAGTTGCAGTACCAGAAGCTCCAACATCTAGTTGTGCTTTCGAAATACCTGTTTGCGTTACACCTGTTGTATTTGTAACAGAGTAATTTTTATAAAGCATCGCTCTTGTAAACACAGTGTCCGCATCAGCCAAAAATACTGCATCTGGGTCGTCAACAACAAAGGCAGTTACATCGCCTTGAGTTGGTGTTACGCCACCAGGGTAGTAGTTTTTGTATGTCGGTTTCTGTGTAGTTGGATCATTATAAAACACTCCGTTAAAAACACCCACAACAGCCGCACCATTTCCAGCAGTATGCTTTTCAATGTTACCAGTAGAAGTTGGGATTACCAAATCTCCTTGGAAAATTGCTGTAGCATAGCCAGCTTTAATAGTGTATCTGTTTTGAGCTCCAACCAATGGTGTACCGTCTAGTTTTCTGTATGGTCTTAGACCAAACTTTTCACTTACGTTTGCCATTTATTTATGTTCTCCTTTTAACAGTTGTTATAAGACCATGTAGTAATTGCAAAAATATTATTTTTTGCGACCACCACCAAAGGTCACTTTAGACTGCCTCTCAATATTGATAGGCATGTCTGGATGTTGTTCCTTCATAAGATCTCTGTCAATCGCGTTCATTCTGTCTTGAGTCATTCTTCTAAAATACTCAGCACGTGACTTCAATATCTCCAAAGGTATCCTTGCCAACACAAGGCCTCCAATTCCGATTAACCCCTGATGTTTTCCTTCGGTAATGACTGGATATTCGTTTGAACCAAGTTCACTTAAAAGTGTATCAGCTCTTACAAATTCCCAACCTTCCCTTAGTTTTCTAGATACATTAGATGTATCTTCGAAACCTTGCACGGATGTACGAATCCATCTATGGGCGTACCCGTGTGGTGCAGGTGGTGCATCCAAACTGGATGATGGAGTCCAATCCTTTTTTCGTTCAAGTTTTTTCCTTGACTCGGACTCCCGTGAAGCGTTTAAATGTTTATTCATTTGTTCCTCCCTTCACGTATCTAGCGTATTCCTCTAGTGGCACCCCTAATCTCTTAGCGATTACTACCTGTGACTTGGTGAGTTTCACAGACTTGCGTCCTCCTTGTCTTCGACTTACCCCTGCAACGTTTTGGACGGGTTGCTTTGTTACAACGGTTTCTTTATCAGTCGAATCCTGGGCAAACTTGTGAGGGAAATACTCCTTCATACGTTTGTTTATTTGATTATAATACTCATCACTCTCTGTTTCAATACCACTACCCTGTAGTTCTTCGTGTATAGACATGGCAGCATTTGTCATAACTCTATCACTTCCAAACCAAGCGTTGTCTTCAGCCCATTTTTGTGTTCTTGCACTAATTGGTGCTTGCATTGGTATTTCATCAGTATTTGATGGGTTTTCTTGTTTTTCTTTAGCTGCTTGCTCCTTTGCATTTAAGCTAATAGCCACTTTTTCTCTTTCAACGGCTAACTTAGTTAATTGCTCATTTGCCTCAGCTATCTTGTCTGCATCTTGAGCTTCTATAGCATCTTTAAGGAATCTTTTTGCTTTTTCCTTATCAGAGTCTATCCTTGCTCCGTATTCCTTCAGATAGTTTGTATCAGACTCTTCAAACTTTTTCTCAACGCCATCATACTTTTTCTTAAGTCCTTTGGCATAAGCTAAAGCAGCTTTTTCTCTTCTTTCAGCTTCTTTAATTTGAAAATGTAAACTGTCTATTCTTTTTTGATAGTCAGATTGTCTTTTTTTTAAATTATCTTTAGGTTTTGTTTCTTCAACTGATTCTTCCTCAATTTCAATTGAAGGTTTATCTTCTTCTGATTTTGCTTCATTAGAAGATTTCTTAGAAACGTCAGAATATCCTAGATCAACTTCCTGTTGTTCAGTTTTGAAAGTTTGAGAATTATTATCTGTTTCTTTTTCTTGTTCAACACTTACGGTTTCTTCATTGACACCGTCAGTATCTAATTCCACCTCATCACGAGATGTAACTGTTTCTTCTGCCATTGCTTCCTCCTTCTAGTAATGGTGCAAAATATCGGCAGGATTTGAAATAGTGGCAATGATTTCATCATCGTTTAGTATTCTCACTTCTCCTCCCTCTATTTTGAATCTAGAGCCAGCATATCTGCCGAATATGACCCAGT